CGAACTGCCGCTGTAGTTAAAGATCCCGTCGATTACATTAGCTGGTGTCAGCAGATATTGCGAATCAGAAGGTTTATCCTGCAGCACCACCATGCTCCCGGCGCCGTAGTATGTAATACCACGGAATAATGCAACAAATTCCTGGATGACGTTATAAACTTCATCCCTGCTGTTAAGCACTACATTACAGCTAAACCGCGGTTCAAAGCCGCCTCTGCCATGACTTACAAGTTCATTACAGTACTGGCTGATGGCATAGAAATCAAACTTGTCCAATGTGCTGGATGGTATTCCAACGCCATAGCGTTCATTTGTTAGCAGATCCCATAAGCACCATGCTGGATCATTGCACCAAGTAGCGGCACCAAACGTGCCATTCCACATGCCGGTATAAGTAACGCGACCTAGATATGTCGTGGTGTCAACTGTTGCATTGGTCGGTATCTGAACCTTAATACCATCGACAAGATAACGCCGTGATGGAATAGAACGAAACTGACGTGAATCAAACCGCAGTGCTGCTAATGCGCTATTTGGATAGCGGAACTTTTCATCAATGATCTCGGTGTAGCTACTCCAAAATGTACGATTCTGACGGCGTGCGCTGGTTTCATCTGGGCTAATGCGCTCCAGTCGGATATCAACAGGAAAAGCACCTGTTATTTCAATTATGTAATCACGCTGATAGGAGTTTGTTGTTTTGCCTTTGATTGTATCTTCAAAAACACTTGTATAACCGCCGCTATTGTATTGAACCTTGCACTCAATCGTAACGCTATGGCCGACGATATCACCATTGTCTCTTATGATCTGCAGCGCAGGGATTTGCACTGTAATCCGCACGCGATCGACATCACTATCGCTGATGGTGCGTGTTACTGATAACGCATTTGTTATTTCTACGCTGACTGCTTTTTCTGATTCTGTTCCATCGTTTGGTATATAACTCTGAGCTTGCGTGCCATTGCGAGTAGCGATTGTATAACCGGTAAAGTTCTCAATGCCAGTATTACTCTCTACTGGTGTGCCATCCAGATAGATACCTTTTGCACCGCCGACAATACCTTGGATTTCGCCTTCGCTGATTAAATCCAGTACATTGGCATACTGTACGGACTGCAGCGAATCATCTGCTTCCTGTGGTACTCGTTGCTGGCCGCCGCCATCTTTGCCGCCGCCGCCACCACCTGCGCCTTTAATCATTTCAACTGCACCGTATCAAGGCCAGCGCTAAGTACAGCCGAGCCAGCAAATGCTCTGCCGTAGATGATCGGCACCGGCAGACCCTGCTGGCTGGTATTAACAATGCCGGAGAAACTAAAGCTCTCTAACCTAGCTGCTTCCCTGCCGCGTTCTAATCCTGATATATTCGGCTGTGGTGAAATCAACTGCGCGATTCCTGTCAGGATAAAGCTAGTACCCAGTGTCACTAATGTTGAGCTAACTGACAATCCCAACAATGGTATCGTGGCACCACCAGTCAAAAATGACAATGCTATCAATCCAATACCAGCCAGAATCCTGCCAAATTCACCTGCACCTGTTACCACTGGTGCAATGCTAAATACTTCACGGTCAGACCACGGTAATACCGCTGCGCTCATATCATCATCATGAATTCGATCACGACCTACAGTAGCGCGAAATGCCATCCCATGCTGTTCGCTATTGATTAACCATTGCTGCAGGCCAGGGAAATTTACGCATAAGCATTTGATTGCTTCTGCTGGTGTCGCAACATCCAACTCAAAGCGGCACTGCCCGCCGAGGAATTTACGCAGCGCGCCATATACTTTAACGACTTTCATGGCGTAGCACCATCGCTGTGCTCTTTACATAATAGCCACCGTAAACATCACGACTGCTAAGCCGATGTTGTACATGATGCAAAATCAGCTGATCGCTAATATAAATGGCAGCATGGTTTGGAAGGTCCGCGCCAAGTTGCATTAAAATCGCGTCGCCATATTGCAATTCTTCCATCGGCACCCGATAAAAGCCTTGGCTTTTATAATTGTCCAAGTATAGGTTTTCGCCGCGTTCCCAGAACCGATCACGCCGGTCGAAGTCATCTAAGATCAACCCCCATTCGCGGCGATACCAATCACGCACTAATGCGTAGCAATCCACTACGCCAAATACAAACTGCCGACCGACATACGGCAGCTCCAGATCCTTCGGTTCGCAATAGCCCCATTGTTCAGTCTTAGGGTTAATAATCACCCACGGCAGGTCAGTTGCATTACAGCTCAGTTGATCCGCATCTGATGGCACTGGTGGTGTAACCGGATGACTATGCACAATAGCGATGATTTCACCGTCATCATCGGCAGATGCATAATCCTCTGGATGCAATGCAAAATGCTCACTTGGTGTAATAGCAATGTTACGGCATGGCCGATAACGCTGACGGCCTTTTATGATATGCACAACACCGCAAGCTTCACGTGGATCTTGTTGCCTTGCATGGCTGATGATTGCTTCTTTTACGTTATCAGATAGCGCAATCATTGCGTCAAGCCTGCACCAGGGAAGCTGCCGAATGGTAGCTCAGCCGTAGCACCAAACCGCAGCTTACAGCTCTCTACACGTTTGCCGCATACATCCTCCGATAGTGTTGCAACCGACTGATCGTTGATGTTCCAATAGTTGCTGCCGGTATAACCACATTCAGCACCACGATATTGCCATTGGCAGATATTAGCGATTACCTGCCGGCGTGGAATCATCTGCCCAGCAAGGTCTAACTTACTTGCTAGTTCGAATTCCACTACATCACGGTTTTCGCTTGATTTACGATCGACATACCATATTTCAGTCGGGAATCGTGCATTAGGATCAGCAGTAGGCTCACCATCTAGGAATTTCTTTAGCGTACGGATACGTCGTACGATGGCACCACCGAGATCATTGCCTGCTGTAGTACCATTCACCAGCAGTAGCAACGCTGTGATATCACCCATCAGATTCGCAACACGAATGATAGGTCGCGGCAAGCTGCCGGTGCTACTGTAATCAAAACCTGTTGCTTCTACCGGCAGCCGCATGTATGTATTACCGTCGAAGATAATATTACCAGTTACATTTGCATTGGCACCTGCGTGCCAGTAATAAATCGTGTTTGCGCCATGTAATGCAGCATCAAGTTCCAGCTCAAACAACTCGACGATAGCATTAGGCGCCAAAATGCTGGCATCAGCGTATACACTACTGATCGCCTGCCATGTGACGTTACCATCAACGATGGTGCTGCTAATATCTGTCGGCCAGGATGGCTCTGATGTGCTGCTGGTGCCAGCAACCGTGCATTCAAATACCAGCCCACTAGCTTGTACCGTGGTGGCGCGGACGACATCACCGACGACGTAAGCAGTGCTAGCGGCCCATGCTGCGTATGCCATCAGGGTTCAAATACCTGCCGGAATGTAGCTGTAATAATCGCGCGGTTATTGTATGGTATCGTCTTGTTCCATTCCTCGCAAACCCACTTATATGCTGTTGATTCAGCTGGTGGTGTCCAATCAAATGATGCACCATCATCAGCGCGTGCATCTAAGAATGTTTCGATGGTGTCAGCATCAGTCTCGGTGATATTATTCCACGTAAGTGACCATACCTTCGGGTTTTGGTTTAGCCCAAACCGCAATCTTTGCTCGTAACCATCACCAAACTGCACACGACGCACGACTGGTGCGCTGCGTTTCTCAGCGCCGTATGCTGGTGTGATTGCAGGAAATGTAGCCATTAGCGTCTGGTGGATGACAGCAACCCACCAGGGCGTTGCTGCTTAATGATTTCAGATTGTACTGCAGTGGATATCACCCGCCCGAGCTGGTTAGCATCTGGTTCGTTGCCTTGCACGTTAGTACCAGATGCATCAACATTTACGATCACGTTAACACCACCACCGAAGCTACCGGATGGTGCAATAGCACCACTGCGACCTGGCATGAATAGCTCAGGGCCGCGTTCACCTACGAGATACGGCTGCCCGCTGCGTACGCTACCACCGCCAGCACGTTGCGGGATGCCGTAGTTAGGTCCTAATGTACCGAACCGACCCACTTGGCCACCACCGGCGCCTAAAGGCGTTGATGCGCTGAATGGCGTGAGGAAGCTCTTGATCGCATTGATCGCCTGCTCGATGATAAAGATACGAATCAGCTGGTTGGCGATATCGATCAACACACCAGATGCAATCTGCGCAAGGCTTTTCTCCCAGCTTTGCGCACCACTGATCAATGCATCAAATGCTGATGCCATACCTTGACCGATGGTAGTAGCAACACCATCAGCAAGTTTTTTCTGCTGTTGGATGACAGTATTCTGCTCATACTGCAATTCAATAGCTTTTTGCAAAGCTTCTAATCGTTCTTGATCAGCTTGCCGCTGGAATTCCGCTAGCTCGCGTTGCGTTTGGTTTTGGTTGATATAAAGCTCAGACAATCCTTGCTCGATGATTGCACGTTGCGCACGGGTATCATTCTCCTTTGCTAATTCCTGGGCGTATTTGTATTGGATATCAAGCGCCCGCTGTTCACCTTGCAGCCGGATCTGAAGGGCACGATCACCAGCGGCTTCAGCAGCGCTGATCCGATCCGCCATGCCCTCGCGGATCATCATTATTTCAGTTTCAGCCTTACGTTCACGTACGATGGCATTCACGCGCGCTAGCTCATCCGCTGCAGCCTTCGCCGCGCGTTCGGCGTCACGTGCGGCCTTATCTACACCTGAAGACCTCCTGCGGTCAGTTGTAGTTGGCGCAGATGGTACTGGCGCAAGTGGCACCGCCTCCCCAATCATCCGCGCCCTTGCGAATGCTTCATCACGTGCACCAGCAAACCGCGATACATAAGCACCTTGCCTCGCCTGTCGCCGCTGCCCGCCAAGTTGAGCTGGTGCATTAAGCAGCGGCCCAAGCGGGCCGCCAGGCATAAGGCTGCCCAGCATCGCCAACGCAGGATTCTGAAATATGCTCCTCAGCCGCCCATCAATCTTCCCAAGTACATTAAGCAATCCTTGAAATGGACTTATAACATTCCCTACTGCTGTTGTAATTAAATCCCATCCTTCTTTATAGTCTTCAACGTATTCAATCGCTACTTTTAATGCATCTGTAATTTTTCGGACTGCTTCGATAACTGCAGGCATCACAACCTGCGCGATTTCAACCTGCAGATTTTGGAATTCATTCTGTAAATTCTTAACTTGCTGCGCCGGGCCTTTCATCGCTTCGGCTAATTCATCTGCACCTTCACTGCCAGCGCGCTTCAGCGCGCGAATTACGACATCACTTGTAATCTTGCCTTCTTCGGCTAACTTGCGGATTTGAGTAATCGGTGCATTTAACTCACGCGTTAATGCAACAACAAGGCCAGGCGCTTGTTCCAAGACTGAATTTAGTTCCTGCCCGCGCAGCACACCGGAGCCAAGTGCCTGCGTAAGCTGCAGCAATGCACCAGCGGATTCAGCGGCTGTTGCACCGCTTACCTTGGCTGATGTATTGAATCCGACGAATGTCGCCTCGATGTCTTTCAGGCTGACACCAAGCGGCCTGAGCCTGCCATAAAGCTGCGCGAACTGCTGGTTCGATTCAGTGATGCTAAGGCCAAACTGCCTGCCGGTTCTAGCTGCTGCCTGCTGCGCTAATGCGATCTCACCATATCCGCGCGCCAAAAATGCAAGCCGTCTCGTTGATTCTTCACGCTGGATGCCAGTCTGCACTAATTGTTGCGCCGTTCGTAATTGCGCATATGCAGCTGTAACACCACCAATTGATGTAACTAACTGACGTAAAGAGCTGGCGGCATTACTGCTCGCTGATCTAGTACG